CTGGTCCTGACTACGCTACCGTTGGTTACAAGGGTGCTAACTCGTATGACGCTGGTATTTACTACTGTCCATACGTTCCTCTTACAATGGTTCGCGCCGTTGACGAGAGCAGCTTCCAGCCTAAGATCGGCTTCAAGACTCGTTATGGTCTTGCTGCTAACCCACTCGCTGTTGCTGGTGGCGATCACACAGGTACTGCTAACAACCCTTACTTCCGTAAGTTCCTTGTTACCAATATCAATGGTACAGCTACTGTTGCACCTTAATTAGTAAAAACTAATTTTCGTCCACTACCTTAGGACGACACAAACCCGATGAGGGGCTGTCAGAAATGGCGGTCCCTCATTTTTTGTTATAAATAATAATATGATCGAGAATAACTTTTTACCAACAACTGATAACTTTACTGTCCATATAGGAGAGCACGGAAGTAAATCTGTTTTAAATAGAAGTATAGTTTCTTTTTCTTTACCTGCTATAACCAATAATGAGATTAATACTCCTTATTTAAACAGCCCAGGTTTTTCAATCTCTGAAACAACAAGTAAAGAACCTCTACAAATTTCTTTTATATGTGACGAAGATATGTCAGCTTACGAAGAAGTTTATAATTGGATGAATGATAATAATAATCCAAACAAAGATTCTAATAATCAAAATGCAGCGCTTCTTGATTTTAAAGATATTATTATTAATATTAAATCTAGTCATAATAATTTAAATAAGCAATTACATTTTAAAGAAGCTTTTCCAACATCGCTTAGTTCTGTTGATTTTAATATACAAGCAGAAGGCGATCCTGTGTATGCAATATTCCAAGTATCATTTAGATATGATACCTTTGAGTTTAGGAAATAAGCGTTATATATAAATTATATGATGGACATAGAATCGCTATTAAAGATGTGGGAAACGGATTCTAAAATTGACGATGTTAATTTAGATGACACCAGTATTAACAGTGCAAAGCTGCATAGTAAATATCTTGAATTATTTTCTCATGTTAAACTGCGACTAAAGAAAAAAGAATTAGAATTGGCAATTTTAAATAAAGATCTTTGGTTATATTACAATGGTAAAATGACGCAAGAGGAATTGGATAAACTTGGATGGAACTATGATCCTTTTAATGGAATGGCTAAACCCCTTAAAGGCGACATGAATAAATTTTATGATGCAGATCCGAATAAAGTTGAAATGGAAATGCGAGTAGAATATTTAAAAACGTTTTGCGATACTTGTAAAGATATATTAGATAATGTTCGATTTAGACATTTGACAATTAAAAATATTATTGCTCATCGCCAATTTGTATCTGGAAACTAATTATGAGTAGTACCTTTGACATAATCCACGTTGATGAAACGATGATTCATATTAAGACGGATGATTCCGGAGCTTTGATGGATCTTAGTGAGCATTATACGTTTTATGTTGATGGGTATAAATTCATGCCTGCATATCGAAATAAGATGTGGGATGGAAAAATTCGCTTACTTAATATGCGAAATAATACTTTACCTTATGGGTTATTACCAAAGACTTTAGATTTTGCAAAGAATGCAGGTTATGGAATTAGTCTATGTGATTCTATTAAAAATAAAGAAGTTATAGATAAAGATGAATTAGATAAATTTATATCAGATCAAAAATTAAGAGCAGGAGGAAAAGAGATTGAACTTCGTGATTATCAATATGACGCTTTTATTCATGGTATTTCTGAAGGAAGATCTTTAATTATATCTCCAACAGGATCTGGTAAAAGTTTAATAATCTACTTATATGTTAAATGGTATATTGAAAATCACGATGATAACGTTTTAATTATTGTTCCAACAACTTCTTTGGTTGAGCAGATGAGTAAAGACTTTGCTGATTATAGTTCACACGATGATTCTTTTGATGCTGATACGGAAATACATAAAATATATTCTGGTAAAGAAAAAGAAAACTTTGATGCTCGTATTGTAATATCAACTTGGCAAAGCGCTATTAATCTTAGGCCTGAATGGTTCCAACAATATGGAATGATTATTGGTGATGAAGCTCATTTGTTTAAAGCTAAAAGTCTTAATAAGATTATGGGGATGCTTGTAAATGCTCCATATAGAATTGGTACTACAGGAACTCTTGATGGAAGTCTTTGTAATGAATTGGTTTTAATAGGTAATTTTGGGCCAACGTTTAATGTAACTTCTACAAAAAAATTAATAGATGATAAGACTTTAGCCGATCTAGAAATTAAATGTATTGTATGTAATCACGATGATACTTTAAAGAAAGCCGTTGTTAAAATGGATTATCAAAGCGAGATTGCTACAATCGTTGAACATCCTAACCGAAATAAGTTTATTTCAAAGTTGGCACTAGATCAAAAAGGTAATACTCTTGTTCTGTTTAATCTTGTTAAAAAACATGGTAAGCCATTATTTAAAATGATACAAGATGGCTCTGATGATTCAGATAAAATATTTTATGTTAGTGGTGAAATTAAAGCAGATGATCGAGAAAATATTCGAAGCATTGTTGATTCAAATCCGTTAACAACAACTTTACAATTTGAAGATAAAGAAGTTAAAGTTAGTCAAGGTCTTATGGTTCCATTAACGGATGGAAGTAAAAAGATGGCATGTGAACTAACAACAGATGATGATATTTTAAATGATTGGATATTAAAAAATTGTTGACGTGAAAGAGGAATATAATCATAAAAAGACTTGGATGTTTTGGTGTGTTTGGGAAGGCTATGATCCAGACAAAGTAGAATTTAATAATGAAGGGCTTAATGATTTAGAAGATATAACATATTCCGAATATAAAAAAAGAATAATAAAAATTAAAAATGAAACCTAATAAAGTAACGAATTCTTCTGGAGCTATTATAGTTGCTAGTACCGGTGTATTTTCTACTGGAATTAATATTAAAAATCTTCACCAAATTGTTTTTGCAAGCCCAACAAAATCTCAAATAAAAGTTCTTCAAAGTATTGGCCGAGGATTACGTAAGTCAGATGATGGTAGAAAAACAACTGTATTTGATATTTCTGATAATCTTAGTTGGCGTAAAAAGAAAAACTATACGCTTAAACATGCACAGGAAAGAATCCGTATATATAATACTGAGGGGTTTAAATATAAGATATTCGAAATACCATTAAGTCTAGATGAAATATAATAAAGAAACATTAAATAAGATAGATGTTAGAATCTTTACTACTATTTCTGGAAGAGTCTTAATAGGCGAACTAATTAATGTATCAGATATTGGAGTTGAATTACAAAATGTATTTTTAATAGACCCTTCTTATCCCGAAGGGATGGTACCCATACATCAAGATTCAGTAATGAATGCGACAACAATAACTTTATATGATAAGATTATTGAAACAGAAACAACTGTTAGTAAATCAACAGAGAGTAATTATATCCAACATTGTTTAGGTAACGTTTTAAAGGATATTGAATCTAACTTTCCAAAAAAAATTAATAAAAAAAATAAGGAAACAATTAATGGTGATACCTTATTTAATTGGAGGAATAAATTTAATTGATTTGGTTTTTGTTATTCTATAGAATATTATACTATAAGATCAATAGTATGTAAATAATAAAATGCATAATAATAAAAAAAGATTGATAGCATTTTGTTATATACATTAGACTAAATCTATGGTATAATATATACATATGAAGGATAAAGATAAACCTACATCAGATGAAGTGGTTGATAAGAAAGCTATTAAGAAGAAGACTGCAAAAAAGAAAACTGCTAAGAAGAAGAAGGCAAAGAAACGTGGAGTTCACTATGTTGATAACGCTTTATTTGCAGAATCAGTATCAGCTCATGTTAAAGGAGTAAAAGAAGATATCTCTAATGAAATAGAACCAAGAGGTATTACTGATTATATTGGTAAATGCTTTTTAAATATTGCTGAAGGCCTTTCTCATAGCGGTAACTTTATTAATTATACATATCGAGAAGATATGGTTATGGATGCTGTTGAGAATTGCATTAAGTATATTAATAACTTTGATATTGATAAACCTACAAGAACCGGTAAGCCAAACGCATTTAGTTACTTCACACAAATTAGTTGGTTCGCTTTCTTGAGACGAATTGCTAAAGAAAAGAAACAAACTGAGATTAAACAAAAGATAATCAGTACATCTGCTATTGATGTTTTCGCTGACTTTAGTGGAGACTCTGCTCAAATTGGTGAGAGTGTAATTCAAAGAATGAGAAACACAAACCCATTCTTTAAAGAAGAGAAAGGACCAACTCCAGAAGAAGTTGAGTTACCACCAAAACGTAGAGGAAGACGTCCTGCAAAGAAAGCAAAGAACGGCCCTTTAACAGATTTCTTTAGTTAATTAATTTATGAAAGTAGTTGTGATAACAGACACCCATGCGGGTGTTAAAAATGGTAGTGATATATTCCTTGATTATTCTGAAAGGTTTTATGAAAAGGTTTTCTTTCCTTATTGTTTAGAAAATAATATAACTAAGATACTCCATCTCGGCGATTACTTTGATCATCGTCGTGTTGTTAATTTTAAAGTTCTTAGTAGGAATAAGAAAATGTTTCTTGATAAGTTAAGAGAGCATGGAATGACTATGGATTTAATCCCTGGCAACCATGATGTTTTTTATAAAAATACAAACTCATTATCTAGCTGTGAAGAGATTCTTCAACATTATAAAGATGTTGTCAATCTGCATATGGATCCAACGGTTGTTAGTTATGATAGTTTAGATATTGCTTTAATCCCTTGGATAAATTCTGAGAATTATGATGAAGTGACTAATTTTGTTAAAGATGTTAAAGCTTCATTCTTAGGCGGTCATTTAGAACTCCAAGGGTTTGATATGATGAAAGGCGTTCAATCTAGTTCCGGTGGAATGAAGTCAGATATCTTTTCTCGATTTGAA